CATCTTGATACTTCTCACTTTTAGATTTAAACTTTAATGTCATTTCATTTAAATTAGAATTAAATCCGTCTTCAAGTATACTTACATCACCATAGATATTAGTATCATCAAAGTTCATAACAGGACTACCTGTTGTGTCTGATATCATTTGAAACTTACCTAAAGTATAACTAAATATAGATTGTGAGTTACTTACTATATCAGATATATTTAAATCTTTACTATCATTAGTATTTATAAAACCATTACATTGATATCTTTTACTTGTTACTGAATTACCATCAGGGTCATTATGTGTAACTAAGGTATCACAAAATACTTTATGATTATAAAATGTTTCTAAATCTATGTCGCTATCCTCTATTGATAAACCACAACCATATATTTTATTAGTTAAATAATCTAATAAACATTCTGCTGGATTACTAGAATAATATCCTCTTGCGGCCTCACCAACTACATAAGGTAACTTAGCAGTAAACCATTGTTGGTGTTCTTGATAAACACCTTGATAAATATTACCATAACTATCTGTACTAGCAGTAGCTTTACGTCTATAGCCATAATTATAAGGGTCACTTGTATAAGCAAAACTAAAATTATTTAATAAATTATCTCTTTTTTGCTCATCAGTACTACCAGTATTAAAATTATAAGTTACAATTGGAAAATAAAATGTACCAGTAACACCTAAATAATCTGTATAAGTATAAATACCCCAAACTCTAAATTGATTACTACCTGTAGATGCATCAGATACACTATAGTTATTTCCCCAATTCTTAATTTTAAGACCATTAATAATTCTATAACCATCATCAGGATAAGATACGCCTGTAGCAGGGTTAGTATAACCTGATGGTTGCCAATAAGTATATGTTGTAGTATTTGAACTATGACTAGATGTATGATGCTCTCCAGGTTCAACAAATACTAATTCAGCACTACCATTAACGCCACTACCATATGCACCACCAGTTCCATTTATGTAAGCTGTTACTGATGCAGGTTGACCAGTATTTGGGTCATCACCTAAATCTACTATTTGTAATGTACCGTTTACATGAACTTTTGTGTGAGAACTACCTATAGCACTACTTGGGAATATCCCTGAAGTAGAATAATATTTTAATTGATTACCTTGAAAATCACTAAAACTTAAATTCCTATCAAATATATCTAAGTTAATTGTATCTCTTAAAGGCTCAGGTCTAGGCGGTGGCCCCGCTAAAGTATTAGCATTAACTATCGTTCTAACTAATTTACCTTGTATTTCAAAACCTAACTTAGATGTTAATCCTGTAACGTTTTCTTCCCTATCATATTTTAATTCAGCGTAAACATATGCAACGTCTGGCATTTGTCTATTCTCTTTATTACCATTCCATTTACCACTAAAAGATTCCATAGGCCCACATCTACCGCCATCAGGAAACTTTATAATTTTTAAATTACCATTTAACCAATCATCAGTGTTAATACCATCAGCATGTAATGCACTTGTTACTGTACCTGTACTATCTAAAGTTAATTTATAATCATCCCAGTAAACATCCCCAATATTATTAATTGGGCCTTCACATAATGCTATTATAAAAGCCATTGTCTGATTATCTTGTGTTATATCTGCATAAACAATACTACCAAATATTTTATCTTCACCGTATACAACAGGAAGTTTATTGGATGGGTCAGCAGGTATTCTCTGTTTAACACCAGGATCTCTTGCAGAACCAGCTCCTCCTCCAGGCAAGTCAGGGCCAAATACTTTTTGTGTTATGTAACTAATAGCTAAAGATAGTGCAAATCTCAATACCGCATTACCAATACCTTTAGTAATTAAACCCCCAACTATAGGTGCTACAGCCGCCATATATTTATCTCCATTCGTAAGTTAATTCTACTGATTTAAAACCTAACTTATCAAACTTTATATTAGTTTTATGATTAGTTAACTTTGCCATTATTACTCTGTCTATTTTATTTTGTTCTCTTTCTTTTTTATAATATTCCTCATACTTTTTAAACATTCTATAAAATGCAGAGCTTTTTCTTCTTTTAGGTTGAACCCATGTTGCAATTGTCACAAGTTCAGTCATTGCTGAAAATATATTAGCATTTTTAAAACCTAATATACCACCAATAATTTCACCATTATCTTCGGCTATTATAATAACACCATTATCAAAACATAAATTACATAATGTTTGATAGTATCTTTTAGTTACAATTAAACCTTTTATTGTAAAATCTGGGAACTCTTTTAGAGCCTCAAATATTTTTTCTACTATATTATCTATATCTTCTTTACTAGCTATCCTAATATTCATTTTATTATCCTTAATCTTCTTTACCAAAATGCGGATTAAACAAAGCCATTGCCGCAACATATTCCATAGACCTATCATTCCCAGAACTTCTTTTAAAAGAACTGTCTGATGTAAATCTACCGTGTGTACTATCTAATATTGTTGATAGTATATTTTTACATTCTAAATTTACTTTTACTTTACCAAACTCTTGATTCTCTTCAGAAACAGAATGAGATTGTATAACACCCTTCCATTTTATATAAGTACCTTCTACAGGGCTAGTCTCATCAAAATCAGCATCTTGATCATTCATCCAACCTTGATAAATAGTTACAATACCACCAACACCATCATATCTTTTTAAAATAGGTATTATAGAATTAGGTAAACCATTTAACTCTACAGTTATCTGATTTGTTTTAACATCTTTAGTTTCTTCAACAGCAGTTAAATTTAATATACCTGTAGCAGGATAAGTTAATTTTGTTTGACCATTATGATATAAATTTAATTTCCTATATGAAGTATTTAAATATAAACTGTGTGTTTCGTTTTCATCAGGTTGAACTACAACAAACTGTACAGGATAACCGTTTTCTGAATCAGAATATTGGTTTAACATTGATCTCATTATAACACCTCCGTAAATTCAAATTTACCATATTGATATAAATTCTTATCTTCATCTTTTGGAATAATAGTTACAGCAGGTTTCTTAGTTAACATTAATCTCATATTAACATCAGGCCCCATTAATGCTGGATAAGTACTAGTATAAAACTGAGCCGCACTAGTAACTCTTGCAGAACTTATAAATCCAGTACTTTGAGATAATGAATCGTTTTGATGTCTTGCAATAGTATTATTAGGAGAATAGTCATACCAACCTGTAGTTCCACTAGAAAATGTAGTATCAAAATTAATTGTAGTTGTAGTACCAACAGTTGATACACTTAAAATCTTTTTAGTATAACTAGTACCAGGAAAAACCCATTGTGGTTGTATATATTCACCAGCTGTATAAGTGTGTGTAGCATTTTCAATTTCTATACCATCTGTAATAAGAGCAGAAACGGTATCATTTAAAAATTCATATGCATTGTAATCTGTAGGATTAGGGCCTGTAGGTGTTGTTAATTCAATTGTACAACCCTCATATTCAGCAGACCAACGAGCACTAAATGTTCCTACATGATCTAAATTAGTTTCATTCCAATATTCATTAAAATTACCACTACCAAAAAATGTAAATACAGGTTCAGTTTTCAATACACTAGTAGATGCACTATCATTAAATAAATTATAAACATGATTATAAATATCTTGTGCTGTAGTTAATGTTCTAGATAATGGTATAGTTATATCATTACCATTACTATCTTTAGCTATTGAATTGTCAGCATTTCTAATAGTTATTAAACCATCTTGATAAGGGTTAGTAATTGTACTTAATACTGTTTCATTACTTACACTTTGTCCTGGTTTAGTAGTTGTAGTTAATACTAATCTTACATTAGGAACATTAAAATTAAATGTTAAAGTACCATCAGGATTACCAACACCTGTAACAGCAGTTAATATTTCACCAAGTTTATTATTAGCATCTTGTTCAGCTTGTGTTAATCCGCCTGGAGCATTACCAGCAATAGATGAAGTAATAGTATTTCTAATATCATTAGCTGTATATAAGCCAGATAAAATATGACACACAGCATAAGTACCGTCAGCATATTGATATGGATTACCAGATGTATCTGTAAATGTAATTAAACCTTGACTGTTTGTTCCTGAACCACCAACCCAATCGTATGATACTTGTTCTGATTCATCACCAACACCATTAACTATTTGATAAGTCTGTTGACTACCTACTGATTGGGAACCAGCACTTAATCCTATATTAGAAACTAAAGGTGTAGATAATCTTATCTTACATGTACCAGCAGACGTAGTTGTAAATGTACTAGTAGTTGAACCTAAAGGTTTTGATATTTGATATACTTTAGGACTATTATAAAATTGTATAAAATCACCAACTTTAAAAATATCTTGTGTATTAGGTTTTAAATTAGTTAAAGTAATTTGTCTTAAAGTAGAATAATCATTATTCATTACTTTTATTTCTGTTTGACCAGCACCTAATTCTACAGCTGTTTTAGACATAATATTGTTACCATTATTATTACTAACATTTACATCTAAAAAGAATATACCATCATCAATACTAAATAATTCATTTTCAACTTCATGATATTGTTCTTCTGTAAGAATAGGTAAATTAACATCTAATGAAATAAGACTTGGGCCTAATCTATGTGTTCTAGCATATCCACCAGTAGTTACAGATCTAGCAGAAGATGCTGATCTATTCATTGATATGTCATTAGCATATTTAAAAATTGCACTATCAGCCATTATCTATTTCTCCCTCTAACACCTCTTGTATTAGTTTGATATGATCTATTAGCACCACCAACTTCAGCTTGAGATGATGATATAACAGCTCTTATCTGATCTATAGCTCTCTGATCTACATTACCAGATATATTAATATTAGTTATGTTTGTTGAACCCATTGAATTATCTTTAACTTTATTTCTTGGTACAACCATTTCTCCTGGAGTTAACATTGCAGGTATTCTGTCTGTGTATGGAGCACCGCCTGGAACCATTCCACCTTCAGAGAATTTAAAGAAGTTACTAAAGAAACCTCCGCCTCCTGATGATAGGCCTCCACTAAATAAACTTGTTATACCACTAAACAATCCGCCTTTTGTTCCTGGAGGGCCTCCGCCTCCTTTAAACAAATTACCTATACCACTAGTTAAAGTTCCTAAGAAATTTTGAGATTTACCAACTAAGGTATCCATTATGTTACCTTGATTTGATACTTCAGCATTTAACTGTCTCTGTTTAATAATCTTTTGATCAGCAATAGTTAAAAATAATTGTTCTACTAATAATTCAGCAGATCTTCTAACCATTGTTTCAGCAATAGATAACGCTACATTTTTAAATGAGTTCTTAGTATTCTCTAATAAAGAGTTACCTTCTTTAATACCATTAACCCATGTATCACCTATGATACCGCCAATCTTTTTAGATTCTATTCCTATTTCAGCTAATCTTTTTCTATACGCTATTACTTGTTTTTGTGTCTCTTCATCAAATAAAACTTTATCTGATGCTGATTTCCTATGAAAGTTTCTGTTAGATAAGTCAGCTCTGTTATTTAATTCAGCTATTCTCTTAGCTTGCTCTTCAGCCGCCGCCTTAGCCTCAGCTTGCATTTCCCTTTGTGGTGATGGTTGACTATAAGATCTTCTCTCTTCTAATTTAGCTTTATACTTGTCAGCCTCTTTAGTTAGAGTAGTGTACTTCATAGCTAATCTGTCAACACCATACTCTTGTTTTCTTAATGCACTATTAATTTGATTAATTCTTTTTACATTATTTTCTGATGTACCAAAACCTATAGCTTCTTTAAATTCATACCAGGCTTTACTAACTTTTAAAACAGCTTTGTACAACATATCTTTAAGTTTTTTAGCTATCTTACCTAGATCTACATCTAATAAAACTAATGCAGGTAAAACTAATTGTATAGCAGTAAGAAAAATACCTAAAGGATTCATCTTCATAGCAATGTTTAAAGCTTTTTGTGAAAGCGTTAAACCTTTAAGACCTTTTGTAGCTCTAAATACTTTTACAGTGAATTTACCTAACTGTGCTACTAAACCACTTATTACACCGCCAACTTTTAAAGCGATATAAACTTTAGTTGCAGTTATAAATAGATCAAAATTATTAATTACAAATCTTATAGCTCTCTCTAAAGATTGAAAACCTCTAGCTAACTTCTCACCTATCAGTTCACCATAAGCCTCAAATAAACTTTGGTTTGCACCTAAATCTTTATTTAAATTAGATATCTGTTCTTTTAACGGGCCAAAAAATGATTTAGACACAATAGATCTAAATTGAAAGTACTTATCTTGTACCATTGAAACTTGTCCAGTAAGTGTGTTAGCAAGTAATTTAGTTGCATTACCAAACTCACCACCTGGGCCAAATACTTCAAAAAATCTTTTTCTAGTTTCCTCAACTGATACTTTAGCACCAGCCTCAAATCCTAACATAGCTCTAACACCACGTTCTCTGAATATATCAGCAGACGCTATACCACCAGCAAACGACCTTTGAATTTGTGTTGCTGTTTGTTGGAAGTCTAGACCAGTAGCCGCCGCAACGTTACCAGTAATCTCCATTATCTTAGATAGCTCATTAGCATCTTCAGAAATAACGGCTAAGTTACCTGAACCTGCCGCAATCTCTTCTAGTGAGAACGGTACTTTAGCCGCAAAAGCCGCTAAACTATCAAAAGCTTTACCACCTTCTTCTACAGAACCAAATAGTAGTTGAAACCTATTTTGTAGTTGCTCTACTTGATTACCTGCACTGAAAGTGTCTTTTACAAATTTACCAACACCAAAAGTTACAGCTCCTAAACCTGCAACAACACCAACTTTAAGAGTTGTACCTAACGCCGCAAAAGCACTAGTAGCTCTAGCCGCACTACGTTTAAGTGAGTCTAAGCTTTTTGATGCTAATACACTATTTCTAGATACTTTGTTAATATCATTGGCTAAAGCTTTTACCTGGCTTTGACCCTTGATCTGTGTATCTATTACTATTTTTGCCATATATGTTTCCGTGTTAACACAATATCGTGTTTATACTCGGTTAAATTCTTGTTTTATATTCGACTCTTACTTCGTCAAATTCTTCTTCAAATGCAGATTCTATAAATTTAGCAGGAGCTTGTTTAGAGTTCCCTTCGTTCAAATCTTGTATGTATTGAACACCATTAGTAACGTAAATCCTTTGTGGTTTATCTAAAGGTCTTAATACATTTAATTCTGCTTGTGGGTTACTTTCACCCTTACCATCAGGTGGTTCAGCTGTATCATAATAAGTTTCTGTGTAACCTGTCCACCATGCATTTCTAGCCGCACCAGTATCAACAGGTGTAGCCTTTTTAACTTTAGCTGTTGCCCTAAATACAGCGGCCCTAGTTGTCTTCTCAGCAAATTTATCAACATCCTTCATAGCGTCTGATGCTAATTTAGTTAATCCTATAGTAGTTATAGATTTTGCCATTAGACAACCTTACCTTTGTTAACACCATTTTTAATAGTATATCTTCCACTACCAAAACCATTAATGTTAACTTCTTTTTTTAAATTCTTAAATAATTCTTTTTCTTTTTTGTCTTTTTTAATTTTATTAGTGTAAGACTTTAATACTTTAGTATCTCTCATAAAACACTCCTTAAAGATAAGGCGGTATTAACCGCCCTACCTATTTATTTATTACTTAATTGATATAGTTTTTAGTCTCTTATGTTCAGGCACTATCTTCTCTAAATCAATTTTAAGTAAGCCGTCTTTTAACTCAGCTCCCTTAACTTCAACATCATCTGATATTGTAAATGATTTGCTAAAATATCTTTTAGATATCCCCTTGTGAATGATAGTATCTTTTTCCTCAGAAACCTCTTTTGCTTTGGATTTAATCGATAGCAAACTATTTTCCAAAGTAATGTCGATGTCTTTTTTACTATAACCAGCAAGAGCAAGTTCAATACAATATTTATTATCACCTGTTTTAATAATGTTGTAAAAGGGGAAGTTTGGAATATACTCATTGTCAAACATCCTTTCAAAGTGATTAAACATGTCATCAAACCCGACAGTCATTGGTTTTAGTTTATTGAAAATAGATAGATTATTAATCGTCATTATTTACTCCTTTATTAGCAAGTTTATTATTAGAAGCTTTATCGCCTTCTAAAAATGATATCTTATTTTTCTTAGCAATAGATTTTAATTGTTTTAAACCTTCTTGCATTTTTATATCATTATCATCTATAGATTGTCTCATCATTTTTAATGTTGGAAACAATTCATTTATTCTCAATGGTTTTGTACCCTGGTATGTTGTTTGTGCTATTACAGCAGATCTATGATCTTCTCGCCAACCGTAAGGTCTTTTATTAAAATATTCAATCCAACCATAATATTCTTTAGAAGACATATTATATAGTTGATCAATTGTTATACCTAATTGGAAGGCCATCTCATATTCTGCTAGCTCTTCTTCCCCAACGTACCACCATTATCATCTTTTGCACCTAATCCGTTATAGATTAAGATCTCACTAGACAATTCTGTTAATGATTTAATAGGGAAGTTTTCAAATTCTTCATCCTTCATATCTTCAGCACCTACTACTGTAGATCTAAAAATTGCAGATAAGGTTTTCATCCCTGTTACATCATCCTTATGTTTATCCATAAGCTTTTGTAAATCTTTAACACCCTTAACTGTTAGTTGTTTGATCTCCACTTCCTGATTCAGGAACGGTATCTTCTTCGTTATGTCCACTAGTTTTATGTGTTTCATTTTCATCCTTTTTATTATCTTCTGGTTTTTGATATAAATGTTTATTATTTGCCTCAAAGTCTTCCATTAATTTTCTAATTTTATGTAGAACGTCTAATGTCTCGAAGACTTCATTCTTACTTGGTACATCTTTTAGTCTGTCATAAGTTTTACGAATAGATGTATCAATAGCCTTTTTAATATGTAATGACGTGATGCGTAGCACGTAATACTTGTTAAATGGTTTATTCATTTTTATTATACTCATTTCTATTTCCTTAGATAATCATTAATTTGTGTTTTATATTTTTCTATAAAAGATAATCTAACATTACAAGAATGACAGAGTAATCCTCGTACTTTACCTGTAGTATGGCAATGATCAATCGCTAATCTTTTAATACGATTAGATTGCGTTGCTCTTTCAGGCTTATTACAAATTTTACATTTGTTATTCTGATCTTTTTTTAATTTCTCATAATCAGATACAGTAATGTTGTATAATCTTAATAATCTTTTATCACTATGATTATTCCATTTGTGTTTATTTCTTAGATAGTATTTTTTATTATATTCTTTTAATGTCATAAAATTGTCCTTATGAATGGTTTTAATGTGCTGGGGATTTTACACCCCAACACAAAAATTTTATTAGTCAGCAAAAGGGCCAACATAGTCACCTTGAGTACTCATAGTCAAAGTTGCCTGATTTGAATCAGTCAAGTTTGGAGATACTTCAAAAGAAGCTATTTGTCCTTTTACATAAAATGCCGCGTTATCACCTGTTTCAGCGTTCTTAACATCAAGTTGAAATACATAAGTAAGACCATCTTGTACTAATGCTTGAATAGCATCATGAGAACCTGGAACATAGTTTAACGTGAATTCCATAGTAGGTGCATCTGATTGTCCTTGAATTTGAGAACTTACAGATTGACCATACTGAGGAACGTTAACAATGTTAGCAGGTTTTCCAAAAGATGGGAACTCTCTTATGTTAGTAACTTCAGTAGCACCATCAAAATCACCAGTACCAGAAGCAATAAATGCTTGGTGTGTAGTATCATTTGTTGGTAGCGTGTAGCTACTATCAGCTTTGAATTTAAGTGTAGTGAAAATACCAGCACCTATATTTGAAATTAGAGCCATTGTAGTTTTTCCTTATATTGTTTATTGGTTAAATTGAACGGAAGTTGGCAGTATAATTCACGTTGTATAAACTAGAATCACCTGTATCAACTCCCACGTTTGTTATAAAGCTATTAGTTGTTTGCAGATACCCTGAAATTTCTTTCCTGTCTAATAATGTTTTAAGTATATCAGCGATCTCATAAGCACGTTTCATACCCTTACCAGATGGTACGAATATTTGACATACTACTTGACCGTTTGCAGATACATCTTGGTTAAAAGCAAGATCAGACGAAAAAGGCAATACATTAACTCTAACCCATTCATCAGCATCAATTTCGCCTTGATAGTTTCCTGGGAAAGCTTTAATATTATGTTGTGTCCAAGTATTGGTTGTGAAGAGATTTTCAACAGACGTTAATAATTGACTTATCGTAGCCATATTAAACCTCCCTTCCAACTGTTAATGTAATTATATATCCATTATCTTCATATTTATTAATACCCCAAGTTTTAGATCTAAACACAAGTGAATCGTATCCGTCTAAAGTCTTAGAGTCTATATCAGAAGTTTTAAGAATTATATCAGCATTTATTCTAGGTTTATCATCATTAGTTTTATATTCTTTACTAACAATACCTTTTACAGTTTTTGTAGTAGTATTTCCGTTGACAATAGTTTGACTAGCAAAATCATAACCATCAACAGTTTCATTTGTTAATGTTATATCTTCTGCTATATCACCAACTAAATTAAATGCATTTGTTACATTATTAGTGATAAGTGTTTTATAACTCATTACGCACCTCCACTAACTTTAACACCTCTATTTGAGATACTTGAAGTCTCACTCATATATTTATTTACAATATCACCTATCTGATCAGGTAATTCTTTTAGATTAGTAACACCAGAATTGATGTCAAAAACTAATCTTACAGCACCAACAGTTAAGTCTTTGACTTTATTGGAACCAGTAGCATTACCTTCTACAGTAGATAAATTATTTAATAAATGCAGAGCAAGTTCATAAGTTGCCTTTTTGATATCTCCAGGAATTGTACCATATGAACTAGTAGATCTGTCATCTTCTAGGTCAACATAGTCACCAGATTTATTATCATAATATGTAATATCTCTAGGCCAAGATAAAGGATATGAGGCAGTTGGCGTAGCCGTACCACCCCAATCCATGTCATCAAGAATTCCTGTGGCTGTTACTAAAGCTTGTGTTAATTTATCTTCATTAGCATCACTGAACCAACTGTCACTATTTAACCTATCGTTAAAGTAGTTATCAGCCTCAGTTGCAGTAACAAAGGAATTAACTCCGATTTGTAAAGCCATTATATTTCTCCGTATCTAATAGTTATAATAATTAACCGTGGAATATAGGGAACATACCCATTTGGTTAACATTAGTAGCGTGAACTGTCCAGTTAGAACCAGCCGCTAGATCTGCATTTGAAGGGTAAGCAGTTGCCGAACCACTCCAAGATAGACCTTTAGGATGCATAATATTACCCCATCTAGAGATAATAGTTACAAGTCCGCCACCATTTCCAGCTAATTCATTTCTGTCAATAGCAGTTGGATTAGTCTGAGCGATTTCACTGTAGTGTACCGCACCAGCTTTAGCCATGTATGAACATTTTAAACCAGCAGGCATGTTAGCCGTTAATGATTGGTTGTTAATAACTAATCTGATTTTTCCACCAAGAATAGTGTTGAAGTTAAAGTTACCGTCAACAACTGGAGCAACATCAAGAACGTTTTGTTTTCTTAGAGTGTTGTAAGTTGGTGTATCGATTACTAGGTAGTAAAAAGGCTCTTCAAATTCACCTTTAAGAGCAGTAATACCATCTAATAATGCATCGAAAAACGCAGATCTTTTATTAGCGTTAGTCTCTAATGAAAATAGAGGATTTGGATTAGAACTAGCGTCAGAACCCATGTAGTAACCAAACGAGTTAACTACAGCCGCAGGGTCAGAAGCACCAACAGTAGTAGCACCCCAGATTTTATCAGCAACACCATTCATTAAAGATCTAAGTTGTAGATCTTCTCTTCTAGCTCTTACTCCAGCGAATTGTGAACCTAAGTAAGATAAACCATCAACTTTAGAAATTAATTTCTGAATTGATAATTCTTGAGCCGCGATATGATCAATGTTTTTGACGTATACAGCAGATTTGTTTGATACCGACATAGTGTTTAAATTCTCGTCAGTAGCAGTCTCGTTTTGTTTGTTATATGTTACTGGGTCTACATAGTCTAACCATCTTAGCGTACCAGTATAGTTTTCACCTGAATCAGTGATTCTTGCATCAGAACCAACTAAAGCAGTTGAAGTTAATAACGCCGCGTCAGCTCTTTCAACTTGAGCGTAAGCAGAAATAGCTTTTGCAATGTTATTAAAGTTTGAACTTGTTACAGCCATTGTTTGTTTCCTTTATTATTATTAGTAGCAACATTAGTCGCAGTTATTATTATAAAAGATAGTCTATTCAGACCACTCACCACCAGGGTTAATTTGACCTTTTGCAACAGCATCGATCATCTCCTGGGATGACATTTCTTTTATAGATTTGACAGGATTGTTTCCTGTTGTAGGTTTAGCTGGTGTTGTACCAGTTCCTACGTTTGCTTTTACAGAAAATAAGAATGCATTATTATCGTCTTTAGCATAAGAGCTCACAGTCTCCTCTATACTAGCTCCGTTCTCATGTACCCAATTTCCTGTAGCATCACGCTTTAAACTACTTACAATATCTGTGTAAGCCATTTTAGCGGCTTTGTCAGACTTGAAGTTTAAAGCACTAAGTTGAGTTCGCACGGCGTTATCTCTACTTAATTCTGTGTTCTTTTGTTCATAAGATTCTAATTTAGCAGTTAACTCATTTAACTTGATTTGCATTATCTCTTGGTGTTTACCAGCTTTTTCTAAAGCGGCAATCTCAGCTTTTTGTTTTTCTTCTTTAGCTAAGGCTACTTGAGCTAAGGCTTCATCACGTTGTTGATAAGCACTATCTAAATTACCTTTTATATTTTTAATAGCTTTAGAAACTTCTTGATCTATTAATGATTTTACATCAACATCTTGTTCAGTTCTTTCAGCTTTAGTTTCATCAAGCATATCTTTTTCTAATTTACCTGATGTTTGTGTTACTTCACTCATTTTGTTCTCCTTGGGACACGGCCCTTGTTATATTATGAACTTATACTTATAAACAAATATAAATTCTATTAATGTTATGAATCCCATTGCTCACTATCGAACCATGAATCATAACCATTTTCTTTTTTAGCTATTTCAGATAGTCTTCTTTCAAAGGTTTCCATCTTCCATGCTATCTCATCACCCATTATATCATTTAGGTTTAAATTATATTTCTTTTTAGTTTCAATGAATTTATTATAATCTGAAACTTCTAAAGAATTTTTATTAAGTATATTATTTATTACTTTAAGTATTTTATCATTATCACTTCTTGGCATTTACTACCTCTTTTTCAAACAGTTCTATAAAATCAGGGTCAACTAAATCTTTACGATTCATTTCATATAACGCAAAGTTTTCAGCAAACCATTCCTGGTTATCAGAATTACCATATCTACTAGCACCAGGTCTTTTAGTTTTTAGAGTAGCGTTTGGTATCACTTCATCCATTTTATCTTCTAAATAAGGACTAAATCTTGTATCCCTAGTTAGTTTAAAATTTTGATGTATTTGATGTCCAAACTCATGATAAACTGTATTTCTTGCTCTATCCATAGGGTCATCGAAATAATGATAACCGTTATGCGGTCTTACCCAAGTATTTTGAACTCTTTTTCTATAATCCATATCATATTTATATTTAGTTACATTATAGTTAAGAACTTCACCAGATACATCATCACCTAATTTAAAAGCCTTAGCTTTTGTAACATTATAATTTGATGCACCAGCGAAGAAACCACCATACTCAGATTTCTTATCAAGTTTATTAAAATAAGTATAATTTATAGTTAACTCACCATCACCCATAGATGCAATAGCGTTATAATCTTTAAACACTACACCCCTAATTCTAGGTACATTATATTTATCAGCTAAAGCATTTGTTTCTTGAACTAATTGATTAACAACAGAAACAGCCTCATCACTAACCTTACCACCTGCACCATTTACTCTACCTAATTTATCAGATTTTCTACTTGCAAATCTTCTAAACGGATAACCATAATCATCATTAGTTACTCTGTATCTAGGGTCTTCAGATGCTTGTTTTAAAGTAGCATTTAAACTCTTCTTAGCAGTATTCTTATCAACTATTTTTAATTCTTTATAAGAAGGTACATTTGTTAAAGTACCTACCTTAATAATAGTTTTAGCAGTTTTTCTAGCTTGCTTTTTAACACCATTAAGTAATTCATTTAATCTATCAATAGATACTAACTTACCATCTTTAGTACTAAATTGTTTAAATTTTAATTTACCTGTATTAAATATATCAACTCTTTTTTGATTACCTAACACAGCTAATTTAAAATCATTATCTTGTTTAGTAAAAAAGTCTTCAAATCTAGTTTCAGCTGGTACTTGACCATTAAAAGATGCTCTCTTACCTCTAGTCATTCTCTTCAATCTTCTTTTACTAATTCTATTACTATCAGTATTAATTAGATCTTCATGAGACTTAACAATAGGTACAGTAGTAGACCTACAATTAAAATGTTGTGGTGGTCTAATACCTTTAGGGTCATCTAATCTAAATACTCTACCATCAAGATTAGCACAAATAAGAGAAGTCCTGGAGTCTAGTGTAGCCACATACTCATAACCGTCTAACACATCTTCATTCAATTTATAAGTTGCCTTATTAACTGTTGTAGATGTTTCAGTTATAGCAGTCCTGGACAAGGTTCTTAGTTGGGCCTGTGGTAAATCTACAGTCCTACCAATATTGTCAGCAATCTTATTAACAGCAAGATTGTCAACCATACCTTGTTTAACTATACTCTTAATTCTTCTCTGTTGAGCTAAACTTATAGATGTTATTTGTTGAGAGTATGTTCCTGCGGAATTAATTATTAAGTCATTAACTTTCAATCCCGTATACACTCTAGCTCTATAAACTTTACCAAAAGCTTTATTTAAAGTACTAGCTTGAAACTTAGCATCTACTTTAGCTAATTGTTTTAGTTCTTTAAGAGCTTCTCTATAAATACGTCTATAAGTTTTTCGTGTTTCTATACCCAAAGCACGGTTGAGGGCATTAGAACCCTTCATACCGTTCTTTAGTGTACTATTAACTAAACGTTTTTTATGGGATGACATGACTTTAGTTAGGTCATTATCTAGTTTCTTCTCGTAAAGACTTAAAAGAGCACGGTGTTTCAGCTCTCTAGATAATATATCATCATTTATTGACATTTATTAATTGTCCTTTTTAATATTAGCTAAGGCTTCATCAATTCTTTTACCATAGCTAGCAATAAGCATATCAGTTTGTTCTAATTCAATAGATCTAACTAATTTCTTTTGTTTAAGATCATTAAGAATAATAACATCATTCTTAGTCTCTAGTGATAGTTCACTTTCCTTGTATTCAACATTGTTTATAGTGAATACTTTTTCTTCTGTTTTATTTTCAATCGACATTTTATTTTCTCCTTATTATACGTTTTATTTTTTTCTTCTTACGCTTTTTCGATTTCTTCTTATCGTCATCTTTTGTTTTCTTACTCTTCTTATATCGCAACAACATCTAGCCATCCTATCTTCCTTTTTTCATTTTAATACAACTGTTACCTTTACCTCTACGATAACCTTTCCAACAAGATTTACCTTTGTATTTCTTTTTCTTATAAGCCATATGAATTACCATTTCCTGCACGACCAATACCTGGCTTTTGTCCGAGGCCCTGGGTTAGCACAATTGTGTCTAGCTCTAAAAGATTTACGAGCTTTTGGATTACTTTTACGTATTCTCATGTTAGGGTCGCCAAAGTTAACCTTAACAACTCTACCGCTTGCATTCTTTACAAAAACTTTAAATTTCTTAACATCACCCCTCATAGGTTTATTAAGTTTTACAGTTCTGCCTTTATACTTAGCCATGTTAAGCCTCCGTTATCTTCTCCTTAGTACAAGTAAATCTAACTAAAAATCCAAACTCATTAGTATCTTCTCTACCTATTTCAGCTATAGCCTCTATAGATCTATGATAACCAGCATCTAGACAATCATATAAATCATTGTACTTAGTCTCTTGCAATATACCTGGTGCACAAGTTCCACTAGTACTCATACACACAAATATAGTTAATAAAAAATTAGACATTATCCCCACAAACTTCCTGTTATCGAACCTTTGTTATATTCAGTAGCTCTATTTTCAAAAAAGTTTGCGTGTTCAACGCCATTAATTACCCAATCTAGCCAACTTAACGGATTCTCTTTAACTTTGTAATTTGGTTTTAAAGATAATTGTAATAGTCGCCTATCAGCAATATATCTTATATATTGTTTAACCTCTTCAGGTTTTAACCCTCGTATACCACCCATATCAAATGCTAGATCTATAAATTTATCTTCTAGTTCAACCATATCTCTAGCTGTTTGGTATATGTCAGCTTTAAATTGTTCAGTCCACACACTAGGGTTTTCTTTTACTAATGCATGGAATAATTTTATCATACTTTCAACATGATGAGTTTCATCTCTAATTGACCAAGTAACTATTTGGCACATACCCTTCATTCTACCAAACCTTTGAAAGTTTAGTAGCATAACGAATGATGCAAATAATTGTAAGCCTTCACCAAAAGCCGAAAAACATGCAATGTCTTTTATAAGACCTTCAGTACCCTTACCTTTATCTTTAAATAAGTATTCATGTTTATCTTGCATTTCTTTATACTCTTGGAATGCTTTATAGTCAGTTAAGTGTGTTTCACCTATTGTATCATTTAATAATGAATAACTATGAGCATGATTAGCCTCACTTGATGCAAAAGAACTTAACATCATTCTTACTTCAGGTGGTTTAAACTTAGGTATATATCTGTCTAGATAAGCCTGAGCTATATCAACATCACCTTGAGTAAAGAACTTTAATATTTGTGATATTAAATTCTTCTCTTCAATAGTAAGTTTATCATTCCAGTCACGTACATCTTCATGTAATGGTACTTCACTGGGCAACCAATGCATCTTTTGCATTGTGTCATAAGCCTCAAACGCCCATTCATAATCAAATGGCTTATAATATGTTCTTGTCTTAAATAAACTCATAGTTTCCTTATATACAGTTACAGATTGTGTTGGCTAGAGCTAATATAAATACATAACCTATATATCCACCTAATAAGGTTCCTAAAATTATATTAGTCCAACCCCAATCTTTTATTAGTTTTTTCATTATCCCTCACAAGCCAAACATTCAGCCTCAGGTATTATTGTTCTTTCAACTTTTAATGATACAAGTTCAGCTCTTTTAATAGCCTCACTTCTACAATAGTATAATGTTTTAAGTTTTCTCTTCCAGGCCAGGTAATGAATATCATGTAATTCTTTTATATTCACATCAGCTGGTACAAAAACGTTAACACTTTGGCCTTGGCATATAAACTCTTGCCTATCAGCCGCGTGTTCTATTATCCATTGTTGGTTAATTTCGATACTAGTTTTAAAAACATCTTTTTCATAATCTGATAGATCTTTGAGATGCAATATCGAACCCCTGTTAGCAAGTATTGAAGTCCACGTTTTATCATTGTTAATTCCTTTTTGTTCTAATAGTTTTTCTAAATATTTATTTTTAACTAAGAATGAACCACTCATAGTCTTTTGCACATATGCATTAGCTCTGTAAGGCTCAATTGAAGGTGATGTAGTACCACAAATAATTGAGCTTGAGGCATTAGGTGCAATAGCAAGTAAATGAGCATTCCTCATTCCAGTACCTTCCATATCAGGAGCCTCACCACGCTTAATAGCTAATCTTTTACTTTCAGCTACAGCCTCAGCTTTGATATGTTTAAACATCTGTAGGTTTTTGGCTTTAGCTAAAGCAGACTCAAATGGTATATTACATTTCTGTAAGTATGCATGAAAGCCCATAGCCCCTAAACCAATAGATCTTTCTTGTGTTGCAGAGTATTTAGCTCTGAATACACTATCAGGTGCATTTTCAATAAAGTTAGTTAGTACATTATCTAAAAATCTAACTAAATCAGATATAAATAATTTATTATCCTTCCACTCATCATATGTCTCAAGATTTACACTAGATAAACAACACACAGCAGTTCTATCTTCATCTGTTGGTAATGTTATCTCAGTACATAAATTAGAATGATTAACTTTTAAACCTAAAGCTTTTTGTGTTTCAGGTAATGCATCATTAATATGATCAATATAACAGACATACGGCTCACCAGTAGCAACTCGATTTTCTAATATCTTTTGCCACAACTCTCTTGCAGAAACTTCTTTAACAACTTCTTTTGTATGAGGGTCAATAAGTTTCCAGGTATCATCATAAGTAGGTTCAGAAATACACTTCTCAATCAATTCCATAAACTCATTAGTAATATTAATACCATGATGTAAGTTTAGGCATTTTCTGTGTATATCACCACCACTTGGTTTTCTTATATCTAAGAATTCTAAGATCTCAGGATGAGTAATATCCATATAAGCCGCATAACTTCCTCTTCTAGTCTTACCTTGAGAGAACGCCATTATCTCACTATCAACTACGTGTAAGAACGGTATTGAACCAGATGATTGAGAACCACCAGATGTTAATGTACCATCTGATCTAATATCACCCCAATATCCACCAATACCACCACCAATAGATGTTAACCAGGCATTCTCAGTATAATGAGCTGTTAATCCCTCTCTACTATCGCCTACATAATTTAAAAAACATGAAATAGGCATACCTCGACCTGTACCTCCGTTACTTAGTACTGGCGTTGAGTACATAAACCACAATTTAGATGCATAGTCATAAATCCTTTGAGCCATCTCATCATTATCAGAGTAAGCTTTAGCCGCTCTCATAAATGCTTCTTGTGGTGAATTTTCCTCTGGTAATAAATACCTATCTTTTAATGTTGTTTTACCAAAATCTGTTAGTAAATTATCTCTATCATTTATTATCATATTATTTAATTACCTTTACGTTATTAAATTACAGCTATAGCGTTAGCGGCTAACACTGTAATACTTACTAAGTACAATCCTAAAAAAGTGTACAGTATATATTTCATTGTTTTTAAATTAATCGGCCTTAGTTATTATCATCTTAATAGTAGGTGAACCATCTATGTTATGTTCAATCTCAGCCTCTACGTTTCCGCACATATAAGTTAAGTTAGGCTTATATTGCCTTTCAGCTTCTCTTTTATGTTTAAGGCATGTTCGCATATCATCTTGGATACGATGTTCTATTAAAGTACCACTAAGAAATAGACACAAGGCTACTACCTTAGTTACCATGTTAATGTCCTTTGTGTTCCATTTTAGATATGTCAGATTTAATACCACCATGTTTATTATCATGCATACCTGATTTCATATCTTCTATTATTTTAACTATTTGTATGTTTCCATCAGCGTCATGTTTAATTTCCGCTTTTAGTTCATCACACATAAATGTCATAGATGTATCAGTTATGTGTTTTCTTTCAATTTTACGTTTTTCTTTTAAACAATCTACCTTTGATTCCATCATAGTCTGTTTTACTAATTCACCATTCATCATGGTGCATAAAAATACTAGTGTCTTAATCATTAGTGTGTTCCGTTGTTATTTATTATTATCCTTTGAGAATCTTTTAACTCTTCAATATCTTCTAAAGCTTTACTCATTTGTTTTTGTAAAAACTCTATATTGACCTTGTTATGCATTCCCGATTCTTGTTGTGTTTGAAGTTTCTCTACTT